ATAAACCTATGAATTTTTGAGAATGATGTATAACAGACATTGTATTTTCTATGCTTGTATCTTCTAATTGATAGCAGTTGTTGAATGGATTGCGTTCTTTTGATGTATTTATGACATTGTAGCCATTTTCTACTAAAAAATCTATAACCTCTTGCCAATAACTTCTAAGCCAAAATTTAAGCCCTGAAGTGCTATTTGTAGCTATTGTAACATATTTACCATATTTATTGTTACCTATATCATATTTTAATCTTGGCCTAATTTCATTAAAATCCAATCCCAATATATTGCTAGCTGCCTTTTGCAACGGAATAGTATTACATAATACAGGCTCTCTGTTTGAATCATAGAACCATCCAATCTTATACATAGCATAACAACTTATAGAGCTGCCCGGCTCTACTAATTCAAGTTCAGGGTAGTCCAGTATTTTATTCCAAAAAGTTGACAACACAACCTTACATTGATGTAGCTTCTGAAATTCTAAAGCATAAGGAGCCCAAGCCAATGTATCTCCTAAGCTTTTACTTTCAAAAGCTATGAATACCTTTTTGCCATGCAGGTCTAATATGTTTTCATATATAAGCTGGCCGTCCTGATATACATACGTTTTCCACTTTGTATAGTATTGTCTGTTAAGCCTTGCCCAGCTATTGCTTTTTATTGTGTTTTGGTAATGGCACACATCATTTTCATCATAGAATCTAACATCAAATTCACTATCACTTTCTCCTTTTATTTCAAGGAATGGGTGGTTTATGAAGTGTTGTATAACGCGAACTTTTTGTACTTGTGCTGGAAATTCTAATATTTTTTTGTAAGCTATTTGATGCGCCATTGCAAAATCAGCTGTAGTATTGTCTGTTGGTATTTCATAGTTAGCTTCTATAGTATTTAAGTCTGTATCTATTGGTTGCAAATACTTAGTGAACATATCTCCATATTGAGGCAAGTTTCTAGCTATAATAGGCAAACCATAGCTAATAGCCTCACGAAGTACTAAGGGATTGCATTCCCATGTAGAGTTAAACATGAATACATCGGCCATTTTCATAAACTCATCTACATCACTTCTCTCTCCATGTACAATTACATTGTTTGGTAAATCTTTCATTAATGGCTCCCAATAATCTTTAAAGTTCCCAGCTTGGTTACCAACAAAATGAAATGTAAATTCAGGATATTTGCGAGCAATCTCAATTCCTTCGCCTTGATTCTTACCCTTAGTCCATAGTCCAACATTAACAACATTTTTACCGCTTCTTACTGCATTAACTTCTTTTTTATCTATAGGATATTCTATTGTAACATACTTAGATTCCAAATTGGAAAATGTTTCTTCATGATAAGGAGTACAGAATGAATATAAGTCTGGGTGGAATATCTTGCTATTCGGATCAAAAGATATATCATGGCAGGTTTCCACAATCCGATACTTTCTTTCTGGGTTATAAAGCTTCTTTACCATTTCTCTATTCAATCTTTCAGAAACTTCATCTATATGGATTATATCAGGTTGGAATCGTTCTATTACATCAAATAGCTCTATCTTATTCTCGTAAAGAGTAGTAAAATTACTACCAACCAGTTCTTTTATGGCATTACGTTGAACTACATAATCAAGGCTATGGCACTGATACTCTACAACATAATATTCATTATTGGTATGGTTTCTCAGTCCATGAAGTCTTTTCAAAAGGAACTGGGGCATACCTCCTGTGCTAAGATGCGGAGCTAAAAATAATATTCTCATTGGTTATAGGTTTGGTTATAGTATTCTAATGGATTTCTTTGTTTATCAAATGCTTTATTAACATACCCATCGTTATAAGCCATCATTATCTGCTCTTTTTCTTTTTCAAGTGCTTCATTAAAAATATCATAGTCATAAGAAATTAAGAAAAATCCACTTTTTTCTAATCTTTCAATCATTTCTTGTATTGCAGTTTTCATAGGTTATTTGTTTAGTTGGTTTATAAATTCTTTTATTTTTTCAATATTTTTTTCTCCATGCCAAAAAAAATGGTTATTTTTTAATGGAACTTTTTTCCATTGTCCAATAAAATATGGCTTATCCTTGTATACTAAATCTTTATATAAACCATTTATATAACAATACGGCAATCCCATCGTTGCTTTATAGTCATAAATTAATGTTTGAAGCACGCTCTCTTCATTGTAGCTCGCATACCATGAATTATTTTTTAGGATTGACGGGTGATTGCATCTGTAATACCAAAGATCTAAAAATTCTATGCAGTTTTGTCCTGCAACAAAATACCCTGTTTGTCTATATCCGGTAAATTGTCTTTGCTTTTGGTCAGATTTAAACAATTCACATACAGGTGCCTCTAAAGTAGTATGTAAGTTATCATAATCAGTTGCCCCTCCACGATCATTAACTATTAAAAAATCATAAATTCCTTCTACAAAATAAGGATAATTAGAATTTTCAGGGAAATAATCAAATATTTGATTGACTAACGGATTGGCTATGCTATCTGTGTCAACATAAGCAACAATTTCTGCAAATTTTTCTAATGCATGTTTGACTATCTTAGGTCTTTCAATTAAAAGTTTGTAAATCTGTTTATTTTCTCTATCAATGTAATCAGCCCTTTGTTTCAGGTGTTTCACATCACAATCCCATCTTATTGTTTCAGTATCATCAATCTTTTTATCAGAGTTGAGCATATAAACTAAAATTGGTATCTGGCTGAACCTACGGATTGATTCAACACATACTTGAACCAAGTCTGCATAAGAATCATCTGCGTATAGTAAATAAGCTTTCTCATGCTTGTAAGTTCTGTTTACATAGTAGCCATAATATTGATTGGCATAGAGTAGTTGAAGTTCTGGGTATCTGGTTTCCATAACCTCCGGAGTTAAATCAGGCTGTAAATGGGTTTCATGGGCATTGCCCTCATGCTCTCCCTGTTCCATAAGATATGGCACTGCGACCAAACACTGCTTACCACTGGTTACTATCTTTTTGATTATGCTTTGCGCATCTTCTACTGACAAATGTTCAAGTACATCGCCAATTATTATAAAATCATAATAATCAAAATGAAAATTAACTACGCTTTGTATAAATACATTATCGTATTTCTTATCTAATTGATAATTAATTACATATGGTTCGTGTATCTCTACGCAATCCATGTTATAACCATGATTTCTAAGTAAATCAGAATAAGTGCCAATACCCGGCCCTACATCTAATATCTTTTTGTTTATGTCTACATTGTCTACTATGTAATCCCTTACCTCTTGTTTGAAGAATTTAAAACTAGTTGGCATAAATTAATTTAATTAAGCAAAAGTAATTAATTTAATTAAATAAATATATCTTTGCTAAAAATAATTATTATGAAAATAAAAGTAAGCGTTGGCGAATTAGCTGATAAGTACACCATCTTAACTATTAAATCATTTGAAATCTTAGATGAAAAAAAGTTGGTAAATATTAAAAAAGAATGGAATTATATTAACAAAGTTATTAGAGAAAACTATCCAGATTTAGCTATTGATTCATTAACACATAAGCTTTTAGACATAAACAAGCAATTATGGGTAGTGGAAGATGCGCTTAGAGATTGCGAGAGCAGAGGATATTTTGATAAATTGTTTGTCTTTTTTGCAAGGCAAGTTTATAGGCTAAATGACCAAAGAGCAGCCATCAAAAAAGATATTAATATAAAGTACAAATCAAGTATTGTAGAGGAGAAATCATATAAGAATTATTAATTTATAAAATTGGGCGAAATTTGACAGAAAAAAGTTATTTTTGATAGATGAATAAAATCGCTATCATAATAATTTTTTTCTGTAGCTGTGCTTCGGTTAAGAAAACCGAGAAAAGAATGGATAGCACCGTAACTAGAACGATTGATAGCGTACATGTTACATTTTATGATAGCGTTACAAAGGTTATAGAAAAAGAGCAATATTTAACAAAAACCATCACATACTACGATACCTTATGGGTAACCAAAGATAGTATGATTACGATTCCAAAGTATACAGAAACATGGACTTCTGGCAGCCGCGAGAAGCAATCTGAATCTAAGCTAACCAAAACAGACTCTGCTAATATTTCAAAGGCAGAAACAATCACTAAAACTATAGTAGAAAAAGATAAGAAGAAGGTAGCCAATAACTTTTATAAGTTCTTGTTCTTTGTTCTTATTGCCATACTTGTTATTTACATTTATACAAAAATCAAAAAATGAAACGTATAAATCATAATATTCAAGGGTATGTATTCGCTATTGTTTATACTATTTTAATACTCTTAATATTATTATTTATATGAAAAAATTATTCAATTGGGTAGCTGGTTTTTTTTCAGCAGATAGCCCAAATTCAAGCAAAAGACTTGTAGGTATTATTGGTGCCGGTTTCTTATACTGGACACTTTATTCAAATTCACATAGCGAAAATCATGTAGCTCCAGCTGAATCATTGGTATGGGGTACAGTTGTTTTGGTATGTACTTCTTTAGGATTAGCTTCTGTAAAGGAGATAGGAGATTTAATTGGTAATTTTAAAGGCAATAAAACATCTGAATAACAATGAATACAGCAGTAATTGAAAAGCAAGTTGAGAATAGTTGGCAATCAAAAACATCTTTGATTGTACTTGTTCTTACAATATTAGGAGGTTATTATGCGTTAGCATCTAAATTTGAGGGGGATGGCAAAAAATACGAAAACCATGAAGTTCGTATTAATCAATTAGAAGCTGATAAAAAGGAAATTAGAGATGATCTTAAAGACATCAAGAAAACCAATGAGCAGATTTTAATCTTATTGCAAAACAAAGCAGATCGTAAATAATAAAATTGATTTTATATGCAAATTTCAAAACATCTATCACTAGCAGAAGTAAGTAGAAGTGAAACTGCTAAACGCAGAGGTATAAGCAATACTCCAACTGCTGAACATTTAGAAAACTTTAAGAAGTTGGCTGAAAATATATTTGAGCCTATTCGCGAGCATTTCGGAGTGCCTATTCACATCTCGTCAGGTTACAGAAGCAAGGAGCTTAATTCTGCCATTAACGGGAGTTTGTCCTCGCAGCATTGTCAAGGTGAAGCGATTGATATTGATATGGATGGTAGTCCAAATGGAGTAACCAATAAAATGGTGTTTGATTTCATTAAAGATAACTTAAACTTTGATCAACTTTTATGGGAGTTTGGCAATGATACAAACCCCGATTGGGTTCATGTTTCTTATGAATCTACAGGTAAGCAACGCAAGCAAATCCTAAAAGCTATTAAATCCAATGGCAAGACTTCTTACATACCGTACAAGTAACATTAAAAAATGAAATGAAGAATTTATCTAAAGAAGAGTTGCTTAGTAGATTAGAGGCTATAAATAGAAGCAATGCTATTATTTATTTTGACCTTGACGGTTTTATTTTAGGAATGAACTCTATCTTTTTGATGGCTATGGGGTATAAAGATGAAGATCATAAGCAACTTATTGGTAAGCATCATAGTATTTTTGTTAGTTACGAGTATTCTAAGTCAGAAGAATATAAAAAGTTTTGGGAAACACTAAGGAGTGGTAAGTATTTTGAAGGAGAGTTTGAGAGAAGGAAAATGGATGGAAGTCCTATTTACTTGCAAGCAACGTACAACCCTATATTAGACGAAAGCGGTACCATTACAAAAATAATGAAGATTGCTACTGACATTACAGAAAATGTCAAAAGCAAAAACAAGATAGATGCTCTTTCAAAAGATTTGCAGATTGAGTTGGAGAAATCACAAAAGCTTAAAAATGCAATAGAGATAGAAAAAAATGCTGCATTGAACGACTTGGATGTGATGATTAAAAAAGGTCAAAGTGAATTGATAAAAGTAATTGTTAAGGTTGCTTTGGCGGTTATAGTTGGAGTTGGACTTGTTACAACTGTATTGTATTGGATGGCAATAATTATGGAAAAAGACACGCAAATAATCGGGTCAACTTGGAGTAATATGTTTAGTGTATTATTAACCAATGCTTTTTCAATAGTTGGAACAATTATGGGTATAAAATATGCTACTCAGGAAGGCAATAAAAATCTTCCAAAGCAAGATAATATCTAAATAAAGAATATGACTAAATCATCTATTGCGAGAAGTTACCGTAACCAATATGGTATGGAAATGCCTACGTTGAAACTTGCTAGGATAATGTACAAAGAAAACAATTTAATCTTTAAGCACGTTGAAGATGCTAGAAGCCATTTAAGAGGCATTGAAGGTAAATTAAATACAACCATTAAAACAACTCATCCTTATCCCGAAAGAGTAAAAAATCCATATAAGCTACCTGAAAGCCATAGCGAAGATAGAGGGGCATTTAAACTTCCAGAGATTTGTAACAATGTTCTATTTATATCTGATTTACACATACCTTATCACGATATAGAAGCCATAACAATAGCTTTAGATTATGGTGTACAAAACAAAATTAATACAGTATTTATTAATGGGGATTTATTGGATTTTCATATGTTATCTAGGTTTGATAAAGATCCAAAGAAACGTAGTGTTAAACAAGAGTTTGATGCTTGTAAGCAATTTTTGGTTACATTAAGAGAAACATTCCCAACGGCTTCAATATATTGGCTAAAAGGTAACCATTGTATTCGCTATGAATTATGGTTAAAGCAAAAGGCTTATGAGGTATTTGATGATGAATACTACCATTTAGAACAAAGGTTAAGGCTTAACGAACAAAATATAACTATAATAGATGATAAGCAATTGGTAAAGATTGGAAAATTATCGGTAACACATGGACACCATGTAATGAAAGGGTTTTTTAGCCCTGTAAATAGCGCAAGGGGCGTGTACATGAAAGCAAAGCAATCAACTATTATAGGGCATGTACATAAGGTTTCAACGCATTCGGAAACTAACATGGATGGCGATGTTATTACAACTTGGAGTACTGGTTCTTTGTGCGAATTAAAACCCGACTATTCACCATTAGTTAGTAATTATCAACATGGATTTGCTCATATAACTGTTGAAAAAAATGGAGATTATACGGTTAAAAATTATCAAATAATTAAAGGGAAATTGCATTAAGATTTTATAAACCGCAATAATTCAAGAAAAGAATACCCAAAAAAAACACTTAGTAGAATGGGGCATACATTGCGAAAAGTTGAGAGGGTAGGATGTAGGACTGAAAATACTACTTGCGTTATGCTACTTTGTAAGGAAAATAGCTAAAAACCTAACGCATGAGCGAAGATTTGGAACTACCAATAGACGGCAAAGAAGAAGATGGTATAGTTGAGTTTACAACCCGCGAGGAGTACATTAACTGCGCTTGTTATGCTTTAGCTACCGTTGAAACGATTAACACTATGACCGCATCCGATACCGCCAAAGTAAACCGTATTAAGCGCAAATGCCTAAAGATACTTGATGACATGATAGCCGAAATGTACGATGAATTGAACGAAGCGGATGAAGAAGATTAGTCGTACAAATGGTTATGTTTTATTCTAAAAAATAGTTTTTTAATTTAATCAAGTCTGTTAACTTTGAAAAAAAATACATGAAGTTAAGATTTATTTGCGCTCAACCAACTTCCCTTTATTATGCATGGCAAGTAGAAGTTATGATAAATAACTTTATTGAAATGGGTATTAATCCTAATATGATAGATATTGTTTGTTGGAAGGTAAATAATGTTATTCCAGAAGAGTGGACTAAGTTAGCTGCCAATTATCCAGTTAGGTTCTATTTTTATCCAGATACCAGAGAAACTAAACACTATATATCTTCAATACGCCCTAATATACTAAAACAACACTTTGAACAAAATAAACACATAGAGCAAGAAGCAGTTCTTTATCATGATTGCGACATAGCTTTTACTAAAAAGATAAACTGGGAGCAGTTTTTGCAAGATGATAAGTGGTATGGTTCTGATTGCCGTTGGTACATAGCACATAGCTACATATTAGGTAAAGGTCAAGACGTAATGGATAAGATGTGTGAGATAGTAGATATACCCGAATCATTAGTAAAAGATAATGAGCTTAACTCAATCGGAGCACAATATTTAATGAAAGGTATCAATGCTGATTTTTGGGCAAACGTGGAAAAGGACTGCGAAAGATTATTCCATGAGGTAACTCAACTAAATAATGAGAAGAAGCAAGCTGATCCAAGTCATCATGAATTACAGATATGGTGTGCAGATATGTTTGCTTTGTTGTGGAATGGTTGGAAATTAGGAGCGCAAACTATATGTCATCCTGATTTAGAATTTTCATGGGGTACAAGCACCGAAGAAGATTGGGATAGGTTAAATATATTCCATAATGCTGGCGTTGTTACATCTGCAGGTGGCTTATTTTACAAAGCAGAATGGATGAATGCATTTCCTTATAATGCCCAATTAAATATAAACGAAGGTACTGCTAGTAAAAAATACTGGGAAATAATACAAGAAACGGCTAAAAAATCGGTTTTATTATGACATGGAAAGAATTTTATAAAACTAAGCGTGGCATTTATATGGTGTCAAATGATGGGAAAATACTTAATTCTATAACTGGAACTATGTATAAAAATGCAAAAAATTCCACAGGTTATTGTGCTATTAAAATAAATAAAAAATGGTTTTTAGTCCACAGGCTTGTTGCTGAAAGTTTTATTGGCTGTACTGACGGGAAAGTTGTTCATCATAAAAATAATATTACTGATGACAATAGAGTAGAAAATTTAGAAATTACTACTCAATCGGAAAATATATTATATGCCGTAAAAGCTGGCAATCATAAAGGATTTGCTAACTTAAAAGGTCAAAATCAATATACAAAAGCAAAAAAACTTGGATTACCAAAGCCTAAAACAAAAAATCAATATACATGACAACAAAAGTAGTAGAGTCGGAAAATCCATTAGAGCATTGGAACGACATTAAAAACGTAGAAGGAAAGGTAGTATTAGATTTAGGTTGTGGGTGGTTATTCCAGCCATTTGAATCAACGCCTCAATACTTTATAAACAGAGGAGCTAAAAAAATAATTGGTGTAGATGCATCGTGTGGAGAAATTGAAAAACTAAATGCAACTTTCCCTGACCATACTTTTGTTTGTAAAACTATTTCTAATTTTGATGATTTGGTTGGTTTAATTACAGATCATAAGCCACAATTAATTAAAATGGATATAGAAGGACATGAGGAACACATGAAGGATATTACTGCCGAGCAATTTGAATCAGTAGAAGAGATAGCAGTTGAATACCATAATCCTACTTGCAAAAAGATATTAGAAGATAAATTAACTGAATTAGGTTTTGAAATATTTGCAACTAATCAATTTGGTTGGTTCTGTACAGATATTGAACAAATGGGTATAATGCACGCAAAAAGATAATATGATTTTAAATAAAGCAACATACGGAGGTCAAGATTGCACTCAACTAATTAAGGATAAGATAGTATCAGATAAGCTTGTAGTAAGAGCTAATAATGATATTATAGGGGATCCAGCAGTTGGGGAGGTAAAATATCTAGAGTTGGATATAGATGGCAATGTTTTTAGTGTTAGGGAAGGTAGTGTATTTGTATATCCCAAGTCTAAAAGTAGAAAATTGGGCATATTCTATTCCAATAACAACAATAAAAAGATATGGCCATCAATCTACAAATCATTAGATACAATTAAGCAAGCTAGTAATGGAGTAGCAGACATTGTAACTTGTATGTGGGAGCCTATGCCAGAAAACCCTTTTTACCAAGTTAGAAGCTGGTATCAATCCCAGTCGCATCTTAACCAATTGCTCCAAATTATGCAGTGCCTTTATGCAGCCAAAGAAACTGGAGAGTATGATTACGTTTCCTTCTTAGAGCATGATGTAATGTACCCAGAAGGTTACTTTGATTTCCCTGATTTTAATAAAGGTAGCGTTCTTACCAATATGAATTACGGAGGTATTTGTATTAATGGTTGGCAAGAGAGAGGGCAAAATGATGAACCGTTCCACCAAATGACCATGAGATTTGATGATGCCATTGAGCATTGTTTAGCCATTTTGCCCAATGCTTTGCGTACCAATAGCGGTATGATTGAAACACAAACAATGAATAGAATCCAATGGAACTGCCAAAATCAAGCTATCCATATTAATCATGGCGTACATTTTACTAGCCATAACTCAATATATCGCAAAGATAATTTATCTTTAACTCATAATTACTGGGGTGAACTATCCAGTTATACTAATTTATTTCTATGAACAAGATCAAAGAAATTATTTTATCTTACGCAGCTGCCTTTAGCCCAACAGAAGAGCAAAGAGAAATAGCTGAAGAAAGATTGCTAACTTGTGTTGATTGCGATCATTGGGTTCAGAGCAATATTAGAGATTATTGTGGCAAATGTGGATGCACTACTAGTAAAAAGATTTTCTCACCAAAGGGAGCAGCCGCCTGTCCAGAAGGTAAATGGCAACGATAATGAAAACGTATCGCATCTTCTTTGTTAAAAATGGAATTAAAATGACTAAATTGGTCTATTCCATCTCTATGTCAGATGTGTTACAAAAATATAAAGATTTACAGATACTATCTGTTATCCAAATTGACCTTGCCCCTCCTGAAGATGAAAGTGAATAATTCCTTTATTTCAAAGGATATTATAATTGTTCCATAAACAAAAATAAAAATTGGTATCCCAACCAAAAAGAAAAAGATTAATTGAAAAACCCAATTTAATTTTTTCATATTGCATCGTGAGTATACTTTATTCATCATAGCGTTTTAATTCAATATAATAAACATTTTGTGGATTTGCGTAAGCTGCCTTTGTTACTTCATTAAACATAGTTTTAATAGCTCTGCTTTTATCTGCTTTAGATTTATTGTAAATGCCTAAACTTTTTTCTAATTTGCCATTTCGGTATACTTCAATATGCGTGTAACTTGCATATGTTGCTGTTTTAGCCATAATTGTTTTTTAAATTTATCCCAACCACAATCTAGTTTTATCGGGATTTTCCATGTTTCTATTTAATACCGTTGGCAGTTTGTGCATAGCTTTAAATTCTGCTTCTGGTATTTCTTTGCCATCAACAAGGTAAAAGCCTTTTCCATTACGCCTAATATAAGTAGTATAGCGTAAGGCATACAAGTGTTTTAGATATTGTATTGCGGTCATAGGTTATGGGTTTTGGTTATAGGTTTTCTATTTCTATTTTAACTTCTTGCCAATATTTTTCAGCAGATATATTTGAGTCTGGAAACCAATCTTCTGGTTGTAACCACTCTGGGGTATCATTTGGTTCTAAAGGACTAGCTTTAATTATCTCATCTACTGCTATTAATGCACATTGTTTAGATTGGTCAAAATTATGTTCCCATTTATTTTTATCAATGTCCCATTTAACTCTATAACTATATTCAAAGAATTTATCTACTAATTCTTTTGCTTTTTCTTTTGGTGTCATAGGTTATTTGTTTTGGTTAAATTTTAATGTATCAAAAACATTGTATTTATTACAACTGTCTTGAAATGGTACAGAATTTAATCCATCACTATACCAATATTCACAAATACAAGGTGGTATCTTTTTATCAAGAGGTGCATAATTTTTAGATATAATTTGATTCTTATTTTCACTACAACTTGTAATTATTAATAGAATTAATACAATTAATTGTTTCATAGGTTATTTGTTTTGGTTAAAGTTTTGTTTGTAGTATTCTTCCCAATCTTTATACTTATATGCTGCAAAATATCCATCATTATAAGCATTTCTTATCTGCTCTTTTTCTTTTTCAAGTGCTTTATTAAACATATAAGTAATCATTTCTTCTTCTATCGGTGATATTTGTATTATCCCATCTATTTGCATAGCGTTTAAATTATCGCTTAATTCTTGCATTGCTGTTTTCATAGGTTATTTGGTTATATTTTTTTTAATAATATGTGTAGATATTTTTCCACAAACCATGCAAGTAGTGGTTTTGGTAAATTCTTTTGATGTATAGTTGATTGTAAACATTTTCTTGCAGCCAAGACAAGTTACAAACTTATCAAATATTTTCATTGCTGATTTTTTTATTTGGTTACTGAATAAAAGGTGCTTTTAATATTATTCTTCATCAACATATTTGTTTATTGTTTTTACAAAATAATAAAGAGTAATAAAGTAGGCAATAGCTAATAAGTATATCATCACCATAAGTTTAAGGGTGTGGTAATATGATCCAATAATTCCGCATATCTGCGCATTTCTAAGTCCTTCAATTCGTTTAAATAGATTAACGTAACACTATCTGCTGCCTTAATCATTTTATTAAGTATTTCAATCTTAACGCAGCATTGTGCTGCTTGGAAATGTAATTCTGAAGGTTTCATATTGTTTTTTGTTTTTATTAGATTAATAACATTGCTTCCTTATCCAAATAAGCACTTAATAACTGGCTTTCTTCAGCATATATCTCTGTTTCAGTCATGCCATCTTTGGCTAATCTGAATTTGTATAGGCCAATAATCACTTCGCAAGTTTTTAATTGCTCCATATTAACACATGAATTAATACAGTTAATTACCCATTCTAAGTTGGTTTTCATTTGATTTGGTTTAATTGGTTAAATTTAATAATTGTTTTAAATATCTCGTATGCTACTTGTGGAACTATTGCGTTTCCGTAGGCTTTAATTGTTTCTTGTTTCCATTTTGGAAAGGTAATGCCGTCCAATTCTCTGGGAAGCCCATCATCTCCTCCACAAATCGCGGGTTTAGTTGGGAAGTCTTGGAATCGTAATCCTTCCCTTCGTAATGATATACATTCCTCATCATGTTTCTTCTCGCTGGAAAATTGTCTATTGAGCTGGGAGGATACGCTCCTTTCCAGTCGGTTGCCGTTGGTGTCGGAAGCATAAGGCTTGAAATCTGTGTCGCTAAATTTGGCATTGTTGTTCCATTCGGGTATTTCTCCATTCTCTTTTGGAACTTGTCCAGATTCTGAACTTGTTCTCTTGTCGTGGGAGTTAACAAAAGTCCCATTGAAGCCATTCTCCCTAAATTCAGGCTGTGCGAATCCGTTTTGTCCTTTGTTAATCTCCTGCCATTCTTGTCCAGTTCGCATATACTGGCTGGCTCTTGCGTTGTGGGAGTAGGCAATAAACCATATTCTTTCTCTTTTGTGCGGTGCGTTGATACCTGCAGCTGGAATAAGAAACGGTTGGACTTCATATCCTTCCCTTTCCAAGTCATTGCACACCTCGTGGAATACCAATCCCCCCCCCCAGCTAACAAGTCCACGAACGTTTTCGCCAATAACCCATGTGGGTTGTATTTCTTTAATAGCTCTAAGCATCTCAGGAAAGAGATGTCTTTCATCGGCCTTCCCTTTTCTAAGTCCTGCTGTTGAATATGGTTGGCAAGGGAACCCTCCTGTAATGATGTCAATGTTTCCTCTGTGAATAGAGAAGTCTGTTTTGGTAATGTCATTGTAACTTATTGATTTTGGGAAATGATGTTTTAATACTTTTTGTCCAAATGGATTCCACTCACAATGAAATACGTTTTCCCAACCGCACCATTCAGCTGCAAGATCAAATCCACCTATTCCTGAAAATAAACTTCCATGTTTCATGTGGTTAAAAATTAGCGTTTACGGTTAATACATGCACCTTACCTACCCTATTATATTTTAATACTTCTGGTAGTGGCATATTGTTCTTAATTCGGTACATAATAGCGTGTCTTGTTAACGGTGTATCTGGGTACTTCCTATTCTTTCTAAAAAATTCAGGGTTTACCTTACTAGCGTATTCCAATACACTAATTTGTTTGGTTTTCTTCATCTTGTTTTATTCGGTTATATAATCGGGTTAATTTTACAAGCTCATTATAATCATCTTCAATGGCTATTCTATTATCTATTTCTCGGAGCTTTTTTCGTTTAATCTTTTCCTTTTCTGAAAAATAGTTGTTTATCCAATTAATCATTGGCATCCTCCTCTATTTCAATCGTTTTAAGAGTTTCAAAAATAGTTTCTGCTCTTTTCCCATTTTCAAGTTCTTCAAGCATTTTTTCTGCCTTTTCAAGGCTCTTTGTCCAACTGGAGTTTAAGGAAAGTTCTCCATTCCTACGAATGAAATACCATACATCTCCATTAACTTCTGTTTTTTTTACTAATTCGTACTTTGTCATTTTATTGGTTTTATTGGTTAAAATATTTGTCAAAAATTTCAGTAAAATAGCTTTGTCTATTTGATGCTACACAATTAATCTCTTCCGTAAATTCATCCCATTGCTCATCAGATAGGCGTATTTCCCATTTATCAGCTAAGGATTGCCACATAACTATATAATCCTCCATGTCTGCGTATCTTATAACATCTTCCTTGAACATACGGTACATATTATCACATAGCATTTCTTTTTTTGTCATGTCGTTGTTTGTTTTTGTGAAAAGTAAAGGTAAATAATTAATTTAATTAAACAACTAAATTAACTGGATTTAATTTAATGTTATTTAATTTGTTTTCAATCTTTGGTAAAATAAAATCAAATTGTTCTTGCATAAATTCGGTGTATCTACTGCCACCTTCTCCGTCATCTTCCCATATTGTTTCGGTAGTGTATTCATAGGTGTGTTTAATAAACAAATCGGCTAATTCACAAGCTAATTCATTGGTGTAAAATGTGGTTTTTGGTGTTGCGTTTGTCATGGTTTAATTGGTTTAATCGTGGTTAATATCTTCAAAGTTGTTATTAATGTAGCCAGTTTCCTTGCTGCTAAGGTCTGCCCCTACAAGTAAGATTAATAAAATGCTTAATAGAATAGCTGATACCATTGGTTGTTGGTTTAATTTGATTAAATAGTTTTTGTATAATTAACATAGCTTACCCAATAACTTTCTATCTGAAATTCTTGATTGTTGCATAAGTCCATGAAATCTGTTAAGGAATAGATTAGTATTGTAGTAGCTTTTTCTTTAGCCATATTTACGATATCCGCTAATTGTTCGGAATTGCAATTATTATTCTCAACCAGTTCGGCTTCTTTTCTTTCAAAATAATCAATTTCAAATAGTAATATTAATGTTTCTGTTTTCATTTTAGTTAGTTTTATTGGTTTATATAATAAAAATCTGTTCCGTTCAATCTGTTTTCGCTTGGTGTACCTTCCATGCCATGTAACCCAATACAATAACCATTTATTGAGCATTTAATCAACCATTGGTCTTTCTTATCTTTAATTACCGTATATGCTTCATTACCATCATATACTGTTTTACCTTCATTTACTGCTTGTTTAATCTCTTGTACTGTGGATAGCTTTACTATCTTTGGTATACTATCTTCATGGTATTTCTTACCCATATCAATTAGGTACATACATTCTTCCTCTGTTATACCATAATCTTCTGCCATCCTATTAACGGTTAAATAATCATTTAAGTATGATACATAAAATTTTATTACTTCTTTTTTCATTGTATTTTAGTTTTAATTAGTTTAATTAAAGAGTTCCTTCATCAGCATAAGAGTAATAACTATCTTCTGTTAATATTATATGGTCTAATACTGAAATATCAAACAGTTTCAATCCTTCTTTTACTTTCTTTGTAATACTATTGTCTTGCTCGGATGCTATTAATTGTCCACTTGGATGGTTGTGGCATAAAATAACCCCTTTTGCTAACGAATCAATAGCATATTTAGCCACTAATAAAGGATCGCATACTGTTCCGGTTATTCCACCTTGACTAATTTTTACATACCCAATTACTGTATTTGAGCGATTTAAAAGCATTAAAAAGAAACTTTCATATATACTAATATCATCAAAAAAGAATTGTCTTAAATATTTAACAGAATCATAAGAACTTGTTATCTTAACCTTTTCAAATTCTGTCTTATTTGCTTTCAATGTGTATTCTACTGCTTTACTTTTCATTGTATTTTAGTTTATAAGTTAATTTAATTATTTAGATAGGTAGTTTTCCCAATTATAGTTATCCAATTCAATTTTAAGACTGTTTTTAAGCTGCTTAATCTTGTTTTGGATAGAATACACGTTTTTAACTTTACCGGTCTTAATTCGGTTATTAAGGGCTAAAATTTGGGCTTTTAATTTGTTAATCTTTATCATGGTTCTGTTGTTTTATGTTTTGTGTAAATTAGAAAACAAAAATATAAGTAAAAAATATAGGTTGTTGTTAATGGGTTGTTAATGTTGTTGAAATTCTTGGGGCAAATATTGCGCTTTATTCATGTGCAAAAAATAAAATTCCCCATCTTGGTCTTTTTGAACTTCTGCATAGAATACCATATTATCTGCCTTATATATGGCTTTAGGCTCTCCAGTATCTTTAACGGCTATTAATTTAATTTCCTTGTGTGTTTTGCGTTGTTTTTTTAGATTAATCATAAAACTGTTTTTAGTGGGTTGATTTGTTTTTGTTTTTGGTTTGTTTTGGAACTGGATGCCCTATGCTTGTTATTTTTATTGATAAGTTTTATATGTTTATTGCTTCTATAAAATTGGGTTTTTGGCTGAGGTTTATTTCTCTTATTCTTAGTCGGTTGTATCCGTTTTGATCTGCCCATTGTTTACCCTTATTTAACAATTCTTCTTTATTTGTGTATCCCTTGCATTGGTATAAAATTTCTTCCATGTGGTCGGGATCTTCTTTTTTGCATCCGTATAAAAGTGTTTCCGTTGTTGCTGCTGGTTGGTAGTGTGCTTTCATTTTTTAGTTTTTTTAGTTTATTAGCTTAATTTCTTGAATATCCCATGCAAAATATTTTTTTGAATTAGGGTTTTTTTTGTCTATAAAATTTTGTGTTTGTCCGTTTTCAAATTTTACTGTATAAATTTTTATGGGGTTTTCTTCCTTGTAATTAAAGGAAAAAGATATAACAATTCCCTTTTGCTCTTTTATTATCTCTTTTTTGGTTTCTCTATCCCAAAATTCATAACTATGAATTATTTTATCCCCTAATTTAAAAGTACTTTTTTGCATGGTTTTTAGTTTTTAGGATCAATAAATAAGGGTACTAACTTTTTTTAGCTTTCCCCTAATTAGTTTTTTTAATGTGTTTAGTTAATTTATTGGAGATAGTAGCCTATTAATCAATTCCATTTCAATCGTATATTGAAATAGTATTGCGGCTGGTATTGGATTTTTTGGGTGTACTTCGTTAAATTCGTATAAAAGTTGTTTTTTCATATCTTCCAATTTATCAACTGTTTGCATACAAATAAAATTTGTTTGCTCTTTACCTAAGTAGTGAACTATTTTATCGTGTGTCATTTGTTGGGATTTTATCGGTTATTAATATCTTTTAATTTTATAAAATGTTTCCAATATTTTTTAGGTATGTATAAAATTTCTCCGCTTTCCTTTCTGTATTCGTTTAAATTATCATCATAGGCTTTTCCTTTTTCGTCTATAATTGATAAATACCAATAATCTGACAATATAAATTTTTCCATTTTAGTTATTTTTTTAGTTATATATTATTACTTTGTTTTGTGGGTTGGTTTTGGTAATACTTTGCAAAGGTTTTAATGTATCGGGCTTCTCTTGCTTATGTCCGATTGAATTTATATAAACTACTTTGTATTGAATATCTTTATTACTGGTATTTAAATACGTTTGATTTGTTCGTAAAATTTGCATTTTTTAAGGTTTTAAGGTTGTTTTATATGCTGTTTTTTATTGAGTATTTTTTGCCGGTTGTATCATAAAAATATAAGCCGTTACCGTTGTTTTTTTCCCAATGGCTAAAAATTACTTCAATTATTTTGCTATTTATTTTTAATAGTATTATATCCCGTTTATTTGATAAATTCATTTTTTAAGGTTTTAAGGTTGTTTTTTTATTGTTTTATCAAATTAAAGAGCGTTTAATGTACTTTGTAGATACATTTTAATAGTAGTGAATTTTAAATATACATCGGTGGAAACATGGGCAAAGTCATTTTCAATACCCGAAAATTTAGAAGAATTGTAATATTTTTGATATTCTATTAATTCATTTATGGCGGTTTCTATGCTATTTTTTAACTGGGTATTATCTGACTGAAGTTTTTTGATATGATTCATTTTATAAGGTTTTAAGGTTGTTTTTTTATTGTTTTATTGTATTTCTGGACTCAATATATAATATCCCCCCCAGTCTTGCCCTAATGGGTTTTTTTCTGCCTTTATTTTAAGTGCATAGCCCCTACTATCATAATTTATAAAAAATCCTTCTAATTTATTATCAAATATTTTTTGAACTTGTTTTTTAATTTCTTCTAATTTTATATCACTTTCGGGGCAATTGCCTTCATCATCTAATTTAAGGCGCATTTTTTCAGCTCTCCCAGTTTTCCAGTCTAGAGGGGTTGGTTCTATGTAATAACCGTTATTTTGTGCGGTTGTTTCTATTGTTGCCAATTTTTCAAACCTTCTCAATTTATTGCTAATTTTCTTAGCTTGGTCTTGTGTAATTTCTTTACCCGTTGTTTGTTGATACAATTGGGAAATACTGAAATAATGGCGTTTAAGGTTTTCGCTTCTTTGTTGTTTCTTTGTCATTTTTTAAAATTTTAAGGTTTTTATGTATTGTTTTAGTTGTTCCAAATAAAGTTAAATTTTCTAACTGTTTTACTGTTTCTGTCGGGGCTTGTGGCTGTGTCTTTAATAACATTGTAACCGTTACAAGTGTATCCCCTTTGTTGGGTTACTGTTCCGCCTAATCTTCTGAAAAAACTTGCGGAGTTTACAATATTGTTATATTGTTCTTTTGTTATTTCATAGGTATATTTATCATCCAAAATATACGTTTTTTTTGTGTTGGGGTTTTTTTTGTAATGTTCAGTAGTTAATACAATTTTAAGCATGGTTTTTTATTTAGTTGGTTAATTAATAAGACACAAATATAAATCAACTTTATGTAAATTAGAACAGTGCCAAACGGTATTAACTAAACTTTAACAAATAGGTATTTTGTTTAATATGTTTCTATTTATTCATTTAGTATTTAACAACCAAATGG